AAACAGCGTTATGGGGTGATGGAATTCTATGACTATGATTAAAGGAATAACCGTTACCCTTATTAACAAAAAAGAAGTAGGTAAGGATCCGTTTAATAAACCGATATATAAAGATGTGGAAATTCCAGTTGGGAATGTTCTGGTAAGTCCTACTTCCACAGACGACATTGTAAATCAATTAAATATTGATGGCAAAAAAGCAGTATATACCTTAGCAATTCCTAAAAACGACAAAAACAATTGGGAAGATGCTGAGGTATTTTTCTTTGGTAAACGATGGCGCACGTTCGGTATGCCCACTGAAGGCATTGACCATCTAATCCCTCTCGAATGGAATAAGAAAGTTACGGTGGAGCGATATGAGTAAAACAAAATTTGAACTAGACCGTAAAGGCGTAGCTAATTTAATGAAATCAGGCGGTATGCAAAAAGTATTAGAAAGTTACGCGACAGGAATAAGAAGTCGAAGTGGTGAAGGTTATGAGCAAGATATTCACGTAGGTAAAAACCGAGCAAATGCCAGGGTGTGGGCAGGTACACAACAAGCGCATTCCGATAATTTTAAAAATAATACCATTTTGAAGTCGGTGAAGTAGATGATAGAGTTAATTATTTTGAATCATTTAAGCAGTAAATTAGATGTGACTGTGAGCCTAGAAAAGCCAAGCGCCCAAACAGAAGCCTATGTCGTATTAGAAAAAACATCAAGCGGTAAGAGTAATCATTTGCCATCAGCCACATTCGCTTTTCAGTCGTATGCCGATTCTTTATATAATGCTGCTGTTCTAAACGAAAAAGTAAAAGCAGCAGTAGAAAGTTTGATTGATTTAAATGAAATTAGAGGACTTGATCTAAACAGCGATTACAACTTTACAGATACAACAACAAAAGAATACCGCTATCAAGCAGTGTATGACATTAGATATTATTAGGAGGTAAAAAAATGAGTCAAGTACAAAACGTTTCTACAGCGAAGCCGAAAGTCGGTGGAGCTGTATATTCAGCACCTTTAGGAACTGTATTGCCAGTGGATGCAGCTGCGGAATTGGATGAAAAATTTAAAAGCTTAGGTTATATTTCAGAAGATGGATTGACTAACGAGAACACCCCAGAAAGCGAGACAATTCAAGCGTGGGGTGGTGACACTGTAGCATCAGTACAAACGGCAAAAGAAGATACGTTTAGTTACACTTTAATCGAAGCTATGAATGTGGATGTATTAAAAGAGATTTACGGTCAAGATAATGTAACCGGAACGCTTGATACAGGAATTACAATTAATGCAAATGCTAAAGAATTGGAAGAACACTGCCTTGTGATTGATATGATTCTAAAAGGCGGTAATTTTAAAAGGGTTGTCATTCCGAATGGTAAAGTATCTGAAATTGGCGAAATCAGTTATGTTGATGCTGAAGCGATTGGTTATGAAACTACAGTACAAGCACTACCAGATGACGAAGGAAATACACATTATGAATATATCCAAAAACCCAATGGTAATGGAGGTGTTGAAGGATAATGATAGAAGGAAAAACAAAATCAGGGTTTGATTATAAAATTCCAGAAGAAAACCTGAATAACTATGAATTAGTGGAGACTCTTGGGGAACTTGAAACAAATCCTGTTCTTATAGCAAAAACAGTAAATTTATTACTAGGTAAAGAACAAGCTAATAAACTGAAAGAACATTTAAGAACTGAAGGCGGAACGGTTCCTACAGATAAAATGTCTGAAGAAATCATGGAGATATTTGAAAGGCAAGAAGAAGCAAAAAACTCCTAAGCCTTGCCAGAATGATTAGTTTAGACGAATACGCATTGATTTGTGATCTTGCTGAAACATATCAAATATACGATTACAGACAGCTACCTCCATTAAGGGTAGCTGTTTTTGCGTTTGGATTGAGGGATGATTCAAGAATAAAAATGAAGGCTAGTGGACAGATCGTATCAATGGACACTTTGCTATTGGCTGGAATATCCGACAAACTAAGCACGCTTGTTTGGTTCCAAACAAAAGACGGTCAAAAAGGAAACAATAGACCAACCATGCTAACCGATTTATTAAAAAATAATGAAAAAGAAAGCAAAGAAGATGTAATCGTATTTAGTTCTGGTGAGGATTTTGTGAAAGCAAGAAAAGAATGGCTGGGGGGTGAGTAAATGACAACACTAGGACAAGCTTATGTGCAGATTATGCCATCAGCTAAAGGGATTAGTGGCTCTATCCAAAAGACGATAAACCCCGAGGCGACCGCAGCTGGTAAAAGCGCAGGGAGCAGGATTGCTTCTTCCATGGCTTCATCTATGAGTAGCGCAGGGAAGACATTAACTAAAGCTATAACCGTCCCTGCACTGGCTGCTACAGCGGCTGTGGGTGGAATTGTTTCTGCGTTTGGTTGGGGGCGTTTAAAGTCTGTCGACTCTGCACAAGCCCAGCTTAGAGGTCTAGGGTATGCAACCGAAGATGTTGAAAGAATCTCTGGTCAGTTAGCAGGTGCCTTAGAAGGCGGTATGCTAACGATGGGAGAAGCAACTTCAGCAGCTGCTACAGCAATGGCGTCAGGTGTATCAGAAGGTAAGGAACTCACACGATACATTCAGATTCTTGATGGAACTGTTGCAGGTTCCACGGGAACGTTTGAAGAAATGGAACAGATTTTCGGTCGTATCGTCGACCAAGGAAATATGACTCGGAACGAATTCGATATGATTGCTCAACGTATGCCTGGTTTTTCAAAAGCAGTACAAGATAATATGGATATTTCATCAGATGAAATGTATGAAATGCTACGTAATGGCGAAATAACCACCAATCAATTTTTAGATATCATGGAAGACTTTTCCGGAGACATGGCTACCGAGTACGCTAAGTCATGGGAAGGTATGGTGCAAAACACGATAGCCTATATAGGTATTTTAGGGGAGAACTTGCTTGGAGGAGTATTTGAACAATCGAAAGAATCCATTGCAGAATTTATTGAATTCTTATCCTCTGATAAAGTGATTTCGTGGGCGCAAGAAGCAGGTCAAGCAATTGGCGATGCGTTTTCAAGCATAGTAGAATCAGTTATGAACGCTATTAAGTGGTGGACTAATTTAGACGGAAGCACTCAAAAGATGATCCTGACAATAGCTGGTATAGCCGTTGCGATTGGGCCGGTTTTGTTGGTTGCCAGTAAGTTGATTACTACTTTTATGACTATACAAGGTGTAATTATGAAATTAATGGCTCCTATTGCAACACTCATAAAAACGGTGGGTGGTATTACTTCACCAGTGATGATAGTAATAGGTGTAATTACCGGGCTAATAGCATTATTTACCACTCTTTATCAAACCAACGAAGGGTTTAGAGATCTAGTACAAAACGTATGGACAACGATACGAGAAACCATTACAACCGTGATTCAAACAGTGACTGATTTTGTCATGAATGTTTGGGGCGCAATGGTTGAATGGTGGAATCAAAATAACGAACAGATCTTTACGAAAGCCCAAGAAATCTGGTCGATGATCACAGAAATCATAAGCACTGTAGTTTCTGGAATTGTGGATTTCGTAATGGAGATATGGTCTGGTTTAGTGTTATTTTGGCAAGAACACGGTCAAATGATACTGGAAGCTGCTATGAACGTGTGGACTGTTATACAAACTGTTATAACGACAGTGGTCACGGCTATTTGGAACATAATTCAAGTAGCAATGGATGTCATTTGGGGCATCATGCAGTTTATATGGCCAGCTATACAAGCAATCATTATGACAACGTGGGAAGCTATAAAAGGCGTTATCCAAGGTGCTATCGATGTCATAACAGGCATTATACAGTTCTTCAGTGCGCTCTTTACTGGAAACTGGTCTGCATTATGGGATTCTGTTAAACAGATTTTAAGCGGAGCTGTACAGTTCCTGTGGAATCTTGTCCAATTATGGTTTGTTGGAAGAATCGTTAAGGTAGGAACAAACTTTATTAAATTATTCACAAATCTTATAAGATCCGGCTGGAATACTATCCGTAATTTATTTACTTCAAGTGTAAGTGCTGTGAGGAATGTCATATCAACTGGATTTAATTTTATAAGAAATACTGTAAATACAGTAATGAATGCCATACGATCAGTAATATCAAGCATTTGGAATGCAATACGGTCTGTTATTTCAAGTGTATTAAACGGCATCCGAAGTACCGTTTCTAGCATTTGGAACGGCATTAGAAATACAATATCAACGGTTGTTAACGGAATCAGAAGCACTATAAGCAGCATCTTTAACTCTTTACGAGGCATTGTAAGCGGAGCCTTTAATGGCGTTCGTAATGCTGTTTCCAGCGGAATAAGAGGGGCGTTAAACATTGTTACTAACATGGGTAAAAACTTCCTTAATGCCGGTAGAAATATAGTGACTTCTATTGCCGATGGGATAAAAGGTGCAATCGGAAAAGTAACGGATGCTATAAGTGGAGTCGTCGGGAAAGTTAGAGGTTTCTTGCCTTTTTCACCAGCAAAAGAAGGGCCACTAAAGGATTTAGACAAGCTGGACTTTGGCGGAACTATATCTGTAGGAATTGAACAGGGCGCTGATGAAGTACAAAAAGCGATGGATGAGATGTTAGCTTTCGACGTATCAAAAAAAGCTAAGTATCATGATCCTAGATACAATTACGAAACCAAGACATATGATTCTCAACAAAACCAACCAATCATATTACAGGTTGACGGAAAAACATTTGCACAAATTACAGGCGATTACACAAGTGCAGAAGGTGGAAGTCGCATTCGTAGGATAGAAAGGGGACTAGCTTAAATGTACGGGATAAAATTTAACGGTAAACACTCCTATAGAGATTTCGGAGTGACGTTAGGTGTAGATAAAGAAATTGGTTATCCTGAAAAAGAAAAAATAAAAGTCAAAGTTCCCTTTTCTAATATCGAGTATGACTTTAGTCAAATTTACGGAGAGCAAACGTACACAACAAGAACATTAACTTACACGCTTAACGTTTTAGATAAAAACAAAATAAATACAACGCAAAGAATAAATTTGCTTGAAACAAGACTATCTAACTGGCTTTTGAACAGCAACGGTAAACAAAAGCTATACGATGATGCAATACCAGGATATTATTATTTAGCAGAAGTTGAGAGTGGATTAAGCTTTGATGAACTTTGGAACTCTGGAACATTAACAGTTGAATTTACAGCCTATCCGTTTATGATTTCAGAATTACCAGAAGGACATGATATATGGGATAAGTTCAATTTTGAATTGGATGCTGCTCAAACTGTGGAATTTACTGTAAACGGCACATTAGATATAACTTTATTAAATATTGGAACTCCCAGCATTACACCGGAGATGGAAGCAAGCGCTGCTATGCAGGTTGAAAAAGACGGAGTAACTTACAATGTGCCAATTGGAACAAGTAAAAGTATTGATTTTATTTTGAAGCCTGGTGAAAATGACTTATCCATTACAGGCAATGGTACAATCAAATTCCTTTTTCATAAGGAGTTGATCTAGTGTATAAAGTCACAATTATAAATGACAATGAGGAAACAGTAATACACAGTCCGCATGCCGGTGATTTGAAGTTGGAATCAGGAACAATTAAGAAGGAAGTCAATAAAATTGATTATTTTGATATGTCGTTTTATCTGAACAACCCTGCATATGGCAAATTAAAGCCATTTAAGACGCTTATTAACGCATTGAATACAAAGACGTTAGAGTATGAATTTGAAGGAAGGATACTAAGTCCTAATGGCGATATGGCGGATGATGGTCTACACTCCTACAGCTACGAATGTGAAGGAGAACTTGGCTATTTGCACGATTCACAACAAAAGCATCTGGAGTTTAGAGGCACACCAGAAGAACTTGTCATTGAACTTCTAACCTATCACAATTCGCAGGTTGAAGAATACAAACATTTTCGCCCTGGCATCGTGGAAGTAACCACATCAACTGATAATCTTTATGTTTATACGTCCGCAGAATCAACAACATTTGAAGAAATTGATGATAAGATACTCGGTCGAGTTGGTGGAGAGTTACGCATCCGAAAAGAAAATGGAATCCGTTATTTAGATGTTCTTGAACGTGTTGGTGAGGATAAATCCACACAGATACGAATTGCTAAGAATTTAAAAAGTATCAGCCAGTCTGTGGATCCTACAGAAATCATTACTCGACTAACACCACTCGGAACTAGAATAGAAAGTGAAGATGAAGGTGCAACGGATGCTTCACAGGCGCGATTAACGATTGAAGAAGTAAATAATGGAATCCCTTATATCGACAGACCAGATTTAATCGCTGAATTCGGTATACAGGGCGGATCCGAAACATGGGATGATATTACACTGCCGAGCAGACTTTTATCCGCGGGGCAGAATTGGATAAACAATCAAAAAGTCGCTCTTTATCAATATGATATATCTGCATTGGATCTGTTTTTAATCGGTATGGATATTGATAATTTTAATGTAGGAAACAGTCATCCTGTTATTAATCCAATTATGGGTATTGATGAACGATTAAGGATAATCGGAAAAACAACGGATATAAACAGCCCTCAAGATGCATCACTCAAAATAGGAGATAAGTTTAAATCTCTAAATGAATACCAAGCCGATGCAAATAAATCAGCTAGAAAAGTTGTCGACCTAGAAAGCTTAGCGAACAGTCATTCACAGCGCTTGGCAACAATCCAACAAGAAATGAACAACGTGGATGATATTTTAGAAGAAATTAACCGTAATATTGGTGATGCGGATATTCCGGCGCTTGAGGAATCAATAAATAACCTCAATCAAGCGGTGAGCGATTTGATAGATGCCGTGGACTCCATACCGGATTATGACCCTGCAACAGAATCGGAAAACGGATTAATGAGCGCTACAGACAAAGCCAAGCTAAACTTAATCAACCTGCAAAACAGCATCAATTTGGACCAATTAAAGGCTAAATTAGACTTGATAACAGTCGCGAATAGTATTAATCTCGATGACTTGAAAAACCGTGTGGAGGCGTTAGAAAATGAAAGTAACGAGGGCTAGACTATTAGTCTCCCAATCAGCAGATTTGAAAAAGAGGGCGCACCAGTTGAAAGAAAAATGGACATCGAGGAGTGATACTGATGGCAATACCGGAAAAGTTTAAGAATCTAGCAAATGCAGTCAGAAATGAAATATACGGAAAAGATGTTAGAGAGGCTATTGCGACGTCTATCGAGGAGACAGGATCGTCCTCAGAGAATGCAATCAAGATCACAGAGCAACTAATAGATGGCAGTTTTGATGAGGGTGTTTTAAACACTGAAATTGAAAGGAAACTGAACGAATTAGAAGAAGAATATGCACCTGAACTGAATTCCGTTAAGTCGCAGTTGGCACAAACTGAGGATTTAGCAAGAAGCGCAAAAAGGAATTATAATACAAGAAACCCTGTTTTTGCTTTAATAGATGATGATGGTCGTGCTTCCGTTTATACAAAATTAAAACCGATGTTAGATAGTAGAGGTCTTAAAGGAACGCTGGGTATTGCTACAAGTTTTGTGGACACATCTGGGTATTTAACAACCGATCAAATTTTGGAATTAAAAAATAATGGGTGGGAAATGGTTAATCACGCGCATACAAATGTGAGATTAGCCGATGTTGATGAGGCAACCATTCGGGATGAATTCGAGCAATCACAGAACTTTTTACAAAGTTTAGGGATTAATACGGATGTTTTCGTATACCCTGGGGGTTCTTATAATAAACAAGTGGTTGATATAGCAACCGAATATTTTAATGTGGCTGTAGACGATTGGTCAGGGAATAACGACTACCCCCTTAGCACATACTCCATAAAAAGAATCGGTGTTGGTCCTTACGGAGAAAATGATTTAAACGTCATTAAACAACAGATAGATAGGGCGCTTGAAAGAAATGAATTATGTGTATTGATGACGCATATCGGACAACATGATGAGGCGCAAGACATGCTTTTAGAAGATACTTTAGATTATATCTTGGAAAATGGTGGGGATTTTAGAACATTCAGTGAAGCATACAAAGATCACCAAAACATATTAGACTATGGTGAATTTGACGAAGAAGCTAATCAAATGAGTTTTGCTATCAGTGTTGATGGTATAATGGGTGGTTATGAAGCATTTACACGAAAAATGATTGACGATGCCGTGGCTAACGATACCGTTCCCAAACACTTTGATAAAGGGTATGTTTATTATTGTCGCATTACGTGGGGTAATAGAACAGGATTTCCAACAGATGAACAAGGGTTGTTAATCACAAACACAATGGGATACTCAAGCAACTCACTGAATATCTATCAAGAATATCACACATCAGCGCAAAGAGTTGTGTACAGGAGGCATGCAATTGGATTGACGACTTGGAGCAATTGGGAGAGTGTAGGGGGCTTATGGACAACAAAAAGACCAATGGACGCACCGTCATCAGATTATGATGAAGGCATTAATATAACGTATTACACGAACAACGAAAGTACATTTAATGGTGGGGGAACATTAGTTACTTACAAGAGTATTAATAATTCGGGGTATATAAAGCAAGAATTTTACAGCTACCACAGCACTGATATATATATTAGAACAGGAACGCCCAATGGGTGGAGCGAATGGAGCCCTATAGGTATTCCAATTGCTCAAAACGGAGGATTTGACTCGCTGCCTTCTGCCTATTCTATAGGGATGCAGATTGACTATTATACAAATGCAGAAGCTGGTAATTCGCCTTCTGGAAGCGGCGGGACATTGACGACAGTAATGCCTCATAGTGATCCAATGTATAGTTACCAACAATTTAATCCCTACAGTTCACCCGATCTTTATATAAGGACTGGGCTAAGCGACACAGAATGGGGAGATTGGAGTCAAAAATAGTAGGTGATTGAAACAAAATAAGAATAATTGCCTATTTAATCATTTCCATATTATAGATATAGTTAAAACAGGCGGTGATAGTTATGCGTTGGTGGTATAAATTTAGGTTGATGTTTTTGAATGCAAAATACCGTGATTGCATTGATCTTAAAATGAAAAACAAGTTATGGAAGAAGATTAAGCATCATGAAAGTAAATTAAATTAATACGACTTCGGATAAAACTGCGACACAATGAAAATTAAAAGCAGGACTTTTGATCATCTTTGTCGAATGCAATAAACAAGGGGTGATTAGTATGAAATATTGGCATAAGTTTCGATTATTTTATTTAAACACACTCTACCGGGATTGCATCGATGAAAACATAAAGGAAAAATTACTCAAAAAAATTAAACATCATGAGAATAGACTATATAAAAGCATCTCTATATGAGGTGTCTTTTTTATTGGGGGAATATCGGGGAGCC